GTCGACGGAATCCGCCTCGTCCGGGCTCGGCTGTTCCGGCACTCCAGAGACGCCGAGCCGGCGCTGGTCGCGGAGGCCAGCGAGGAGGACCTCGTCGACGTCCTCGCCGAGGCGGGCTACATCCATCCGTGGCTGATGAGCTACCACTACGAGGGCGAGGACGTCAACCTCGTCCAGTTCTGGTACGACCCAGAGGCGTTCTCGGAGTATCCCTACCGACAGGACCACGTCCGACTGTTCGTCGACGAGCACCCGGATGGCGAGGTCGGACTGGAGCCCCACACGGAGGCATCCAGCGTGACCCACCGCGAGGCCCACCTGGACGAGAAGACGTTCGCCAAGCTCCCGGCCATCGAGCGCGTGACGTCGCTGCTCGACCACGCCGATATCGACTACCGGAGGACAGCATGACCGCCGAGACACCCGAAGGGTGGCGACGGGACCCTGACGACGTCGACGAGGTCCTCGAACTGATCGACCAGGAGGCGGCCACCCACTCCGCCGACTACGCTGCCGGGATGCGCGAGGCGCGTCGAATCGTCGAGGCCGAACTCAAGTGACCATGACTGACGACGAGATCTGCGGCGCCGAGTGCGCCGACGGGACGCCCTGCGAACACCCCGCTGGGTCCTGCCCCGTATCGAGTCACACCGGCGATAGCAGCGGCGCCGGTGGACGTCCCTCGAAGTTCGACGAGGACCGCAAGGCGGACATCCTCCAGGCCGCCCGCAACGGGACGACCGTCGAAGGCTGTGCCCGTGCCGCCGGTATCCACCACTCGACGCTCTACGAGTGGCTCGACGAGTATCCCGAGTTTTCCGAGGCGTTCGAGCGCGCACGCGCGAAAGGCGAGCAGCGCCTGGTCGAGGACGTCGTCGACGAGGATCCGAAGTTCATCCTCGAACGCTCGTACGACTACGTGAAGACCGAGCGCCGCGAGATCGAAGCGGACGTCGACCAGACGACCACCCACGAGCTGGGCGAGGACGACCGCGAGTTCGCACTCGAAACCATCCGGGAGCTGCAGGAGAGTGATGCCGATGAGTAGCACCAACACCGAGGCGATCGCCGACGTCGCCACCGGCCGGGACCCCGAAGGGAAGCGGGAGACACTGAACCCGTTCGGCGGGCCGGCGACGCTGCTCGATGCGGCGAACGAACTCTGCCGCGGCTACATGACCCAGGAGCGCGACGGCTACCATCTCCTCGGCGACCATCACGGCGAGTGGCTGCGCCTCCTAGACGAACACCGCAAACTCGTCCTGAACTGCCACCGGGACGGGCTGAAGACGACGACCACGCTCGCCTACCTCATCCTCCGACTGGAGTACGATCCCGGATTCAAGGCCATCTGGGCGATGAACAACCAGGGGATGGCGACCGAGAAGGCCGACACTGAGTTCAACCGGATGGTCGAGCGTAACCCGTGGCTCGTCGAACTCAACAAGGACCGGCGCCGGGACACGGTCAAGAAAAAGGAGTTCGCGAACGGCTCCACCCTGAAAGCGACGTGGCTCGACGGCGGTATCGACGGCGACCGTGCGCACCTACTCGTCCTGGACGACCTCATCAAGGCGAAAGGCGACGGTGACCCGAAGGACGTCCGCGAGTGGATCGAGGGGACGGCCGTCCCGATGGTGAAGGACAACGGGCGACAGGTGTTCCTCGGGACTCGCAAGCGCCCCGACGACATCTACGCTCACTACCGCACCCTCCCGGCTTACACGGTCGCAGAGTATCCCGCGATCCTCGAATACTGGGAGGACGCCAACGCCACGGACAACTCGCTTGATGCCCGGCGCCCGCCGACGGAGTACTACACCGAGGTAACGGACCCCTGGACTGACGGCGAGACGATGGACGTCCTCTGGCCGTCGGCACGCGGGCCCGAGTGGCTGGCCGAAAAGCGCGACGAGATGGCCGACTTCCGGTTCTGGCGGGAGTACTGTCTGGCGTTCATCGGCGGGTCGGGCAACCTCGTCGAGGCTGACGACGTCAACGTCGACGTCGAGAAAGGCGGGTGCTCCATCCACGACCGAACCCCGCCGCGGAAGTACCGTGCCGGCACCGGCGAGGCGATCGTCGTCGCACACGACCCGGCGAACAGCCCGACCGGCGACAACTGCGCGTTCGTCGTGTTCCTCCGGCGCCGAAACGGCGAGCGGGTCCTCCTGGACGCCCGGGCCGAACCAGGACTCTCGCCGAGCGAGGTCAAGGGCCAGCTTGTCGAGTACGATCGGCGGTACGACCCGGCGCTGGTCGTCATCGAGAGCAACGGGATGCAGGGCTACATCGTCGAGGACGCCATCGAGTTCGACGCCCAGTTGCGGGCGAAGGTGACCGGCATCCCGACGAGCGAGCAGAAACACTCGTGGGAGAACGGCATCCCGCGTCTACGGACGCTCGTCGAGAACGGCGGCATCCAGTTCTACCGCGGGCACGAGCCCACGGAGGACTTCGTCACCGCCATGCAGTCGCTGGAACTCGACAACGGCAAACTGGAGGGTCACACGCCGGACCTCATCGCCGCCTGGTACATGGCTGAAAAGGGCCTCCGCCAGTTCGACGACCTGGACGAGGCCGCTCGGGACGACGTCGACGGCGAAGGCGATGACCAGGACGAGACTGACGGCGGCGTTTACAGCCTCTGACCATGACCGACGACACTACCACCGACGACAGTACCGGGCCCGGCCAGCTCAAGGGTGCCTACTCCGAGCAGATCTCGAAGGCGACCCAGACGAAGGCCGAGGAGAGTCAGCAACTGCAGGAGAAGCAGTTCGCCGATGCACAGGGCGGCGCGATCAGCCCGCCCTACCCGCCGGCGCAACTCGCGAAGCTCATCGAGGTCAACACCACCCACGCGAAGGCCGGATTCAGCAAGGCCCGCAACGTCGCGGGGTTCGGCCTCGAACTCGTGCCACATCCCGAGGTCGACGGCCCGGACGAGAGCCAGCGCCAGAACGCCGAGGAGTTCTGGTTCTCGGGCGAGTCGGACTGGCAGGTCGGGCCGATGGACTCCGAGCGGGCGACCGCTGCCGACGTCCTTGAGATGGCCTGGGCCGACTACGAGTTCATCGGGTGGCTCAGCGTCGAGGTGCTGACGTCGCTCGACGGAACGCCGACGGGACTGGCCTACATCCCGGCGCCGACCGTCCGGAAGCGAAAGGACGCCCCCGGATTCGTTCAGGTCCGCAATGGCGACCTCCGGTACTTCGGCGCGTTCGGTGACCGATACACAGACGAGGACGACTCCCGGGACGACCGGCGCTTCGTCGACGCCGAGACAGGCGACGTCGGCCAGTCGGTCGACACGCCGGCGAACGAACTCATCTTCAAGCGCAACCACACGCCGTTCGTCGACAACTACGGCACCCCGGACATCATCCCGGCGATCCCCAACATCGACGGCGACCAGTCCGCACAGGAGTTCAACATCGACTTCTTCGACGGGAATGCCGTCCCCCGCCTCGCCATCATCGTCGAGGGTGGCGAGCTCACCGAGAACTCCCGCGAGGACATCCATAACCTGTTCCGCAACAAGCTGAAGGAGTCCGACCACCGGACGGCGATCCTCGAAGTGAACAAGCTCCTGGAGTCGAAGGCGACCGACTTTGCTGTCGGCGACGGCGAGGACACCCCGCGCATCCGACTGGAGCCTCTCACCGTCGGCGTTGACGAGGACGCGTCGTTCCTCGAGTATCACGACTGGAACGAACACGAGATCCTCAAGGCACACGATGTCCCGCCGGTCGTCGCCGGCACTGTCGAGTCGGGAGCGTTCAGCACGGACGCCGAGCAGCAGCGACAGCAGTTCCTCGAAACTGTCGTCGAGCCCAAGCAGGAGGCGTTCACCGAACTGCTGTACGAGACCGTTCACGACGCGCTCGGCGTCACGGACTACACGATCTCATTCCGAACCAGGGGCGTCGACACGCGACTGTCGGATGCCGAAGTGGCGCGGACGCGCATCCAGGCCGCGCAGGGCATGATGACGGTCAACGAGGCCCGCTCCGAACTCGGCCTCGACCCGCTCGACGGTCCTGCTGGCGAGATGCTCATGGCTGAGATCGGCGGTGGGATGGGTGCGCCCGGCGCCGGTAGCGGTGGTGGCGTCGGCGGGGCGATCGAGGACCTCGTCGACGACCGCGTCGAGGAGGCCCGCGACGACCTCCGCCAGGACGTCCGCACTGAGTCCCGAATCACCAGCGACCACCAGTAACACAACCATGTGTTCCACCTGCCACACTGCCGGCCGCACACTCCTCGCGAAGGAGATCGCGCCGGAGGCCCGCGCCGCCGTCGAGTCCTTCTTTCGGGACTTCTCCGGCGCCGTCGACGACGTCCGCCAGGACGTGGTGGAGGCAGTGCGCAACGGCGACCTCGACCCGTCGACGACGTCGGGCGTGCGCCTGTTCGTCGAGGAAACGATGGGCAACTACACGTCGTCGTTCGAGACGGTGTTCCGCGAGGGGCTGGAGGAGGGCGCGAAGGCCGGCCGGGCCA